GATAATAGTATTACTAAAAAAATTAGCATAATGCTTATTCTTCTTCATATTGAGGTTCGTCTTGGAAATCTTGAAGATATTCAAGAGCCTCCGTGACAGAATCCCAATCGCTTCTTTTTATCGCTTTTGCTAATAAGTCAACTACTGTATTTATATCTGTTTGATTCATCGTAGATTACTCTAAGTAGGTAATCGTGAGATATATAGTTGACTAATTAATCAAATGCTTAAAAATTTTAACTTTTAAAGTTTAGTACACATTATTAACTTTGGCAAGTACTAAAATTTAAACTTTAGGTTCTATAATAGTATGTGTATCAGGCGAAGGATTGATTAATATAGGAGTAGGTTCTACTTTTGTAGTTGTAGGAGGTTCTATAATTGGTTTGACAGGCTGAATTGGGTCTATTTGTTTGGGTTTATCATACACAGATTCGTCTTCTTTTTTATAGACGGCTACGTTATAAGCCAAAATTAAACAGATAGCAAGTGGGTCAAATACACAAATAATTGACAATATAAACCATCTAGCTACAGTATCCAATGGTAATTTTAATGCGTCTGCTACAAATTTGAATGTCTGAACGTCTTTTTTACCAGCGGTGCCCATCTTTAAATCGTTAATTTGAGAATCAATTTTTGCCACTCCGTCAATTGCTTCTTGAATCTTGCCATTTTCAGTTTTTATACTTGTATCCGTATCACTTATCAAATCAACGTTCTGCTGTTGAAGTTGTCTTAATTGGACAGGATTTCTTGCAATGTATTCATTCGTCAAGACTTGAGACATTCTATTTTCTTCTGATGCACGCAGGGTTGTTAGGTCATTGATTCTCTTTTTAGCAGCATCAATTTTATCGTGATAGTATGTTTTTTGGTCTTGCATAGCGGTTATCTTTTCTTGTGTAACCCCAAATTCAATGGAAGATTTTTGGAAGGCAGCTGACAAATATCCAAAAATACCCAATGATGTAATAATCATAAGTATAAAAATAGCACCCACTAAATACGTTTTTAAGAATCCTGTGCATTTAGACCAGTATCGGTATAAGAAGGTAGTTCCTACTAATTTACCAACTTCCAATGATGATGCCATAACCATCGCAGAAATGGAAGCACCGGCAAATAGCGTGGCAATACCATATACACTGAAAAATGCAGCACAAAGAGCTATTAAAAGGGCCGAACACCCTAATATAATTGGGAAATGAGACTTCGGTAGTAATTTATCTTTCATGTTTATTAGTTAAATGACGAAGAAAAACTAGGGAATACTGGATTAATTCCCCAATAAGTCAAGATGGAATTTAGTCCTGCCGCCCCTCTTAAAGCAGAAACAGACATCACCCACCCAGCATAATTTCCACCAGGTGATGGAACATAGTATGAATGAGAAATTCCGGTTGTCGGTGATGTAGCAAAATATACATTAAGATTGTTATAGTAAATCCACCAATAATAGGTACCACCACCACGATTGTCAGCAAACATTACGAGATTTTGAACAGGTGATGTAATTGCCATTGCCGCTCCATTAGTATTACCACCAGCATAATATTTATTGTAATTATCCCAATACATTTTATGAAAATAAGGAATTCCTGAATTTCCATATCCAATACACAGTCCATTTCCAGGAGATTGATACACCTGATTGGCTAAATTGATATCAACCCAATCGTCATGAGTTGCCCAAAAATTAATTTCTTGGATGTAAGGATATAATATGTTATTAGCATTTGACGCTAAAATATATGATGCTGTGGCAGCAAAACTACTTGAAATACTTTGAGAAGCAAATGACGAACTTACACTTACATTTGAAAATAGTGATTGACTTGCCCAAGAGGCACTAACAGAAAATCTTGAACCGGAAGCAAATGATGCACTTATAGACCAAATTGAGGCAGATGCCCACGAAGCCGAATTTGCCGTGCCGGTTGAATTTTGAATCGGTGCCCACGATGCTGAAATCGCTGTGCTAGACGAACGAGCATTATCAGATTGTAAAGCATGACTAGCCGATATGGCATACGATGCCGTTGACGTATTTGGGTAAATTAAATTAATTGCGGTGGATGAAGCACCACCAACTTGAGCAAAACTACTTGTTAAACTCCAAGACGCTGATACTGATGATACCGACGAACTGGCGGCAACAGATGAAGAAATCCAATTACCAACGGTTGATAACTGTGTTCTAAAAGTTGTTGTGGACGAATCTTGAACGATAGGAACATAATCACTTGAAGTGACGGCTCCTATCAGATTCAATTCGCTAATTGGAATACTCGTTGACATATGTTATAATTATGGGTGTAATACCATTAAAGTTAACCAATCGAATTCGTTTGGCGGCACACCACCACGAGCATCCCAGTTAGCATTACCACCAACCCAAGACATAGAAAATGCGGTTGTAGTTCTTGCTGAATCTGGATAATTAACTAACACCAACCATTCAGGACTTTGTTCTCCACCAAGAGCGCACATAACCGTATAATTTGTAGTAGGCATCGGAGTAAGCATATTAAATATCCAACAATCTCCCCCATAATTTGTTCCCATGTCTTTCTTTACCGAACCTGTTATCATACCACCATATCCAGGATACTGAAATGTGTTTCCCACATATACGGCATTTCCAAAATTATAACTGCCAGAATATGGTATCCATGCGGCTTGATTAAATGGATTCCCCAACGACCCTGTATTATAGAATGTTCCAAATGCTTTAATAAAATTAATAGCATTTATACTAGACGTAGGAACGTAACTTGCCGTCAAGGCATAACTTGCTGTAATTGATGCACTAGCAAATGACGAAGACGTTGATATAGATGATACTATTGAAGCACTAGACCAAGATGCACTAGCTGGATATGGTGCCCAAGAAGAACTTATTGATTGACTGGCAAAAGATGAACTTCTTGCCCAAATAGAAGCAGATGCCCAAGATGATGAAATCGAAAATGCTGTAGAACCTTGAACTGGCGACCAAGATGCTGATAAGGACGTGCTAGCGGTTATGGCATATGATGCCGTCGAAGTATTTGGATAATTCAAATTATCAGACGTGATAGAATATGATGAAATATTTGCCCAACTTGCTGATAAAGCATAAGATGCTGAAAAAGAGGCAAATGACGAACTGGCCTCAACAGACGATGATATCCAAGCGGCCACAACATCGAGCGTGGTATTGAACGTTGTGAGAGTCGATTGTTGAACTATCGCAATTAAATCACTGGAAGACACTTGGTTAAGTGTATTCAACTCGCTAATTGGTATGCTTAATGACATAAATTATTATACATCGTATAGGGTTGTCCATCCGTTAGCATTTAATACTGCCATATTGGATGTTGATGTGGCACTCAACGTTCCATTTCCTCTTACATCCAAAGTTCCGCTGATGACGGAATAATTTACTAATTGTGTTGTTATATTATCAACAGCCGTTTGAAATAAACTACAGCTTATAACAAATAGATTAGTGACTCCTTGTGGTAGGGTTGGTAATGATGTTATAGGACAATAGTTAAACGACAAATATAAAGATTGTGTTGGCAAATTACCAATACCCGTCAATGGATTTAAATTCAAAGACATTGTTGAAATTGTCTGTGGAATACTCAATGGCAATGTTGGTATTAAATTATTATTTGCCAATAGAGTAGTCATGCCGGCAGGCATAGGGTCTAACAACGATGTGATGTTATTATTAGAACAATCCAAAAATGACAAAGACACTGGCAAATTCAATGATGTAAGATTGTTCGATGAACAATTAATATATGACATTGAATATGGAAAATTTGGTAAAGCAGTAATGTGATTATTATTACAATCCAATATATTCAATGATGACGACACAAAACTATAAAGATATGTCAAATTACAATATGAACAAGACAGATATTGTAATGTATTTGGAACGCCGGTTAAAGTAAATAGTGAAATGTTATTTGAAAAATTAGATGCGGTAACTTGTGAAAGTTTCCAGAAAAAGTCAATTACCACAGCGCCATTATTTATTCCATTTACTGTGTAAATTTGTTTTCCTAATGACATTGTAGCAACCATGTTAGCAGAACTTCCAGTGAATAATGGGCCATCAGTAGAACTAAATGTGAACAATGACTGTGTAGGCATCGCACTAAAAGTAATAGGAGTCGCTGCATACGTAGCAAATGTATCTGTCTCACTTGCCAAATTAAATCTAACAGGTCTCGTTGAATCAATTTGAAGATTGTTAGATGCACTCACAAACACTAGATATGAACCATACAAACTTGCTTGACCCATCAAATTGAAAGTCTGTCTTACAGAACCACTTTCATAATTTCCCCAACTACCCATCGCTGAACCCAAATTAAATGTAATAGGAGAAGAATCTAACACAGTTTCAAATCCTGTATTTCTATCAATTGCTGAAAGGTATATCGTTCCATTTGTAGTTGTAGATGCGGTAAATGGAATCTTGATTGTTCCTGCAACTTCAATTGGAGTTCTTGCCAATCCCCTTGTTGACCACAGAATATCAACATCATCTAATTGTGCTTGAATATTTGATTGGGTATTTGCCAAATATATTCCTTGGTCTGTTATAACATTAGCAAAAGTTAAAGCTGACATAGCATAAGATGCTGTGCCGTTGTTTGGTGAATATACTAAGAAACTTGATGAAGTAGAATTTCCTGAATTTGCCACTTCTGCCACAAAAGCATAAGAGGCCGTGGCAACTGACGCACCGGCGCCACCTAAAAGATAAGAGGCGGTATCTGCATTGGTCGCTCTTCCAGTATTTTTAGTAGTAATGGCATATGATGCGGTTCCGTTATTTCCTCCAAAGTATGATAGGAAGTTTGAAACTGATGCCACATCTGATTGTAATGCTCTAATAGCATATGAGGCAGTTCCATTAGGAGTGCCGGTATAAACCAAATATGATGCGGATGTAGAACCGCTACTATTATTTCCACCGTTTAAAGCAAAAGAAGCTGTCTTAGCATAAGAAGCTGAATTAACAAATCCTGCCACCAAAGCATATAAGGATGTGGAAGACGAATAAGATGTATTTGCCAACAATACAGGCCCATCAACTCCACTACCAGGAACATAAGAAGCAGAAGTAGCATTTTCAACTGAACTTCCACTACCTTGAAGATAAATTTCTAATTCAGATGCCCTAATTCTTTTAGACTCTCTCGCAGTAGCATCAATAATTAGAAATAAATCGTTCGGTTGAATTTCTTCAGCCGTTAATTCTACTAACTGCGACACTCTTTTGTTTCCTACTATTGGCATAAATTATTAATAATATCCTATCAATCTTATTACCGTTCCACCGTCTGCCGGTTGTGTGAATGTGTAATAAAATGAACTACTATTTCCATTTGACGATGAACATGGCCCACAAGCTTGTCCACCAGATGCACATCCATCTCCACTACCAGCACTTCTATAAGCAGTAACTATATATGCGGCTGATGATGTAGTAGATGATTGTTGTGCTATTTGAACAAATCCTGCTGAATTAGTATTGCCGTTAATACTATAAGCATCAACTATAATAACGCTTGTTCCTATAGGAATAAATTGAGTTGGGCAGTTGTATTTAGTCCAACCAATAGCAGCAGTTGAACTGGCTATTACTATTGGAACAATAAATTTTGGCCCATAAAAAGCATTAGAAATGTAACTGGCCGTGTTGGCATAACTTGATGTTCCTGCCAAACTTGCCGTAGAAGCATTCCATGCTGTATCTGTATAATACGAATAGGAAGTTGTTACTGCCAATGATGCCGTATCCGCGTGGGTGGATTGTGTTGCGTAACTAGAACTTTTGGCGAATGAAGCTGTCATTGCAAATGAAGCAGTTCCATTTGGTGTTCCATTATAAAACAAATTCAACGCTGTGGTTGCCGTATTAGATGTATTTGATAACGTCGAATATGAAGCAGTTCCATTGGTCGGTGAATATATCAAATATGATGCTGAATTTGCCGTATCTTGACTGATAAGACAGAACTGCGAATAGGACGCCGTTCCAGCATTTAATGAGTATGAACTTGATATTGATGTTAAGGCAGAACTAGCAGACAACGATTGTGTTGCCAATGATGATTCTGCCACAATACCATCTATGTTTGATGATTTAATATATGATGCCGTATCTGCGGTGCTAGAATGATACGCAAAGAAACTACCACTACTTTCTATAAATAAAAGTAATTGAGACACTTCCATACGTTTAGATTCCCTTTGACTTACATCTGTCACCAGAAATAAGTCATTGGGTTGCACATCCGACGCAAGAAGGTCTTGTAGTTGCGATACTCGTTCGTTAGCCATAAATTGTTATAACCTATAAATAGATGATTAGATGGTTTTCTTGACTTTTTTAATGATGAACTTGACCAAGGCACTTCTCACAATGTCATCTTCCGTGAATTTAAACACATGGATTCCATTGGCCCTTGATTCATCATCATCAAAATAGGATATCATCTTCATGAAACCACTTTTACCATTAATATCTGATTGGTCTGGGTCGCCCAAGATAAATACCTTACTGAATTCACCGGTTCTGGTAATTAACGTAAACAACTCCTTTACAGTCATGTTCTGAGCCTCGTCTGTAATGATTACTTTAGCATTCCAGTTCAATCCTCTCAAGAATCCTACTGGAACTGATGAAATTCTTTCATCTTTCTTTAAAGATTCAACGTCTTGGATTGGAAGTAATTCCATCAATTTATCAACCAACGGAGCCAAATATGGTGCCATTTTCTCGTCAGCTTCGCCTGGCAAGAAACCAAGTTTGGATTCGGAAGATTCTACGGCTGAACGAATATAAATAATGTCGCTCATTCTTCTCTCATTTAAGAGTTGAAGAGCAGAATAGACTGCCATGTATGTTTTTGATGTTCCCGCCGGGCCTTGGACAAATACGATTTTTGTATTTTTGTCCATAGCAACTTCTAAGAATTGCTTTTGCTTATCATTTAATTCTCTCTTACGAATTGATAATTGGTTTTTGATTTTATTACGTTGTGGAATACTAGGGCTTGTGTCCTGAACTTTATTTTGGTCGATGCGTTTTGTTTTCATCAGTAGGTATTACGGACTTTTCCTTGAGGGTTTTTTGTAACTTAACTACTCTTGAACAATGTTCATACTTTTCATTTTTCATGTAGTATGAATATATGTTTTCGAGATTAGTCAAATAATCTTTCTCCGACAATGTGATTACAAAATCAGAGTTCTTGAATTGAAATACTTCAATGAGTGGCAGGTCGTTCTCGACGGCGAATTCTATGATGCCGACTATCTGTTCCATCATATCAACCTTGAATTTTTGAGAAAAAGATTGTAAGTCCTTATTATCGGACGGAAGAACGTATAATGGCGGGGTGCCTTTTGTATCCTGTTTTGCTGCCATAAGTCTGACAATAAATACAACCGAGCAAATACAAAAAGAAAAAACGTGGCAGATTTCTCTGCCACGTTTACGTATGAACTTGTATGAGTATTTTACTTACTCAATTCTGCGATTCTCGTATCGGCAATTTTCTGCCATTTACGGAGTGTTTTGGCACTTGCCTTTTTATAATCAAGTTGGCCCTTCTTTAAGAGGTTCTTGACTTCCTGTTGTGACATGGCGTTCTCAATCAACGTTGAAAGGCCAGGCTCGGCTGCCGGTTTCAAGGCACGCTTATGTGGTGCGTAGATGATTGGAGTATTACCATACTTCATGATTTCTTTTACAGCCGCTTTCTTTTCCTCAAACGAACTTGAGGAATTAACAACGGCTCGAACTTGTTCTACTTTTGCTGTATTCATAAGTTACCAAATACGATGTTTCTTCTTGTCAAACTGAACGATTTCCACTCTCGTTCCATCTGGCCAACGTTTAACAACTTTTTGCCAAAAGGCCGCTTCTGCTAATGCTCTGTCTTCGTCAGGTTTTGAGTAATCTTTGTCTGAAACTCTCAATCCACCACGAACAACCACATATCGTGTGGCTGCCTGACCGGGTGTCCAAGTTTCTTGTTCCACCAATTCGTTAATGGGAACTTCCAGATTAGGAACTACGTCTGGTTGTGTCCGTTTTGTTGCTTTTTTGTTTGCCATGTTTCTTTTCTCCTAAGTTTTTTGTTAGGAAATTTATCAAATTTTTAGCATCATTTTTGTCAATAATAACGTCGCCACCTTCAAGATTTTTGAAACGAAGTAATCTCCAAATCATTTTCAATCTATCCCAAAAATTAATTGGTGAAGGAGACTGGTTCCATACGGAGATATTAAAATTAGGCGTGGTTTCATATTCGTCGTCATATGAAACTTCGAGAACATGATAATGACAGGTGCATCTGATTAACAATGTTTTATCATCTTTTATTACTGGCATAGTGCCATATTATGTCATACCTTTATCAAAAGTCAAATACATTTTGGTATTTATAAAACATATTTATATATTCCTATGGAAACGAGCGGATTAAATCGTTTTGATAACATAAAGTTTCATCTACGATGCCTAATCCGCATCCAAGGATTACTTATGCGCAGAAAAATTCGACTTCCAGAATATTTCCGAAAGTCGAAGTTTTTCATTGATGGAATTTTTAGAGCCGTTCTTCGCTCTTAGCAAAGAACCATTTGTCATATTCACCACGACAAGCGGCATAATCGGCCGAGTGAATTATTCTTGGAAGATTGGTTTTTAGATATAATTCCTGATTAAATTGTTTTAGATATTTACCATTTTCTTCATGAAATAATCCGTCTGCTAATTTGAACCCCAGGAATTCTTTCCAATCGTAAGTAATTCCGTATTTTTGTAGAAGGAATATCGTTCTATCTGTGACTTCCATATAAGGCAAATTTCCATTCATTTTGTAAAATTCGCCCTTCTTATACTTCCAATCTTGGTCTTGTGGAACATAATATCCACCAAATTCTGCCGGGTCGCCGCACTTGCCTAAGTCGTGATGCATCGCTGCGAAAATCATTTGTTCATCTGTAAAATCAATGTTCGCTCCCGCCAATTCAAATAATTTTTTTGATGCAAATGACATCTTGATGACATTCATAATGTGCTGAAGATAACCTCCTGGGTGACATAGGTGATAATGTTCACACATTGCCGCTGGTGCTACACTCACTTCTAATCCCAATTCATCTTCCGAATACATCTTTAGAAGTTTGGTTTTTCTTTCTCCTTTAAAAGTAGATGTTACAAAACTTATAAATTCCTCATAGTTTTGTTGGATTTCCGATTCAGTCAAATTTGGTTTGTCAATCATATAAATCACATTATCATAGATTTCATAGATGTCAAATTATAATAATCTTTTCTAACCGTTTTCTAACTCTTAATACTATTTATTGTATATGGGAAGAAAACTAAAATACAAAACCGAAGAAGAAAAACGTCAAGCCAATAGAGACAAATTCATGCGTCATTATTGGAAAAATCAAGAAAAAATTAAAGAGAAGAATTTAAAAAGATATCATGAAAACAAAAAAGATGACCAAACAAATAGTTGAAAAATTTAGAAAAATTCATAATTTTAAATATGATTATTCAAAAATGAATTATGTTAGTTGTAAGAAAAAAGTTGAAATAATTTGTCCAAAACACGGAACATTTTTTCAAACTCCATATCATCATTTAAACCGACAACAAGGATGCCCGAAGTGTTCAGGTAAAAACAAAACAACGCCGGATTTTATTGAAAAGTCAAATGAAATTCACAATAACATCTATGATTACTCATTAGTAAATTATCGTGGTTGTTTTAAGAAAGTGAAAATTGTTTGTTCTATACATGGAATTTTTAAACAGTCTCCATATAAACATTTGTGGGGCAATGGGTGTAAAAAATGTGAACACGATAAACTTTCAAAAGAACGTAGGTCTAATAATTTTGATTTTATAGAAAAATCTAAAATTATTCACAATAACATTTATGAATATAAAAATGTTAAGTATGATACTAATGCACATAAAAAGGTGGAAATTATATGTCCGAAACATGGGCCGTTTTTACAAACTCCACACAATCATTTAAGAGGAACTGGATGTCCAAAATGTTCTCTTCTTATATCAAAACCTGAACAAGAATTTTTAGATTATTTAAAAATAAAAATTAGACAAAAGAAAATAGGAAAATTTAAAGTAGATGGAATTAACAAAAAAACTATTTATGAATTTTTAGGTGATTATTATCACGGCAATCCAAAAAAATATAACTCAAATGAATATAACCAAATTTGTCATAAAACTTTTGGTGAATTGTATAATGATACATTTAAAAAATTTAAAACATTAAAATCTTTGGGGTATAATATCAAATATATTTGGGAATTAGATTGGAAAAATTTTACAAAAAAAATAGATAAAACACCAAAACTTATAACATATTAAAATTGGCGGATAATGAAGGAATTTAACCTTCACCGGCTTTCACCGGAACAATTTTCGAAATTGTCGTAGCAAAACAATATCTACCTATTATCCGAAGAATGTTTCTGATTAGGCGAAACATTAAATCCGTTGATACGGTTTCCGGTTATTTGAATGACGAACCTCGGCGTCAAATTATCTTTTACATTTTTGACTAAAATATTCCCAACATCCATTACAATTATTTGTTGGCAATTTTGACGCCACATAATCAGGATGGAAACTACACGTTGGAGTTGGTATTAAAATGACTGTATTAATTGGTTTATCTTTAGATAAATCAAAACTGATTGTCACTTCATTGTTTGATTTCTTTTCTTCAAAGAAATTTTTTAACCAGTTAAACATAAAATGGCGGCGAATACAGGAGTCGAACCTGTTCACGTTTTACCGTGCCTCTGCTTTCCAAGCAGGCCAATTACCGTCCTTGCCATTCGCCAAACAACGAATTTATGACCTATTAGAAATCTCGTCTAATTCAAGCTACGTCTTTAGATTGTAGCCACCTTTCACGGTCTTCGGTGAAACTTAATCACCTACTTATTTTCCATGATTTGCCTGAGTATAAAATACGTCAGGACGTTTAGCAGGTATCGTTGTCATAAATAAATATACCACACTAAATTGAAATGGCAAAAAAGAAAAATGCCCACAGAAATTTCTGTGGGCACCTTTTGCTATTTTGGCTGAAGCGGATGGAATCGAACCATCACCAAGAGTTTCAGAGACTCCTGCGCTACCACTACGCCACGATTCAATAAATTTATTTGCTGCCGGTAACTGCTGCGACTGGAACAACCACCGGAGGAACGGCAACCTTCACTGTCTTTTTATCCAATGCTTCCAATTTTGCTTCCAATGCTTTGACATCGGCAATCACGGTGTTTACGAGTTTGGTATTTCTGCGACCAACCAAGACACCCAAGATAAATCCAACAGCAAGACCGACTGCGCCCGCGATTAATATTGTTTCCATATGTTTCCTTTTTGTTTGTTAATAATTGTTTTTCAACTTCATCAATAAATATAAGATGGAAAGTATAAAAACTATTTTAAGTTTGGTGGAGTAGTAGGGAATCGAACCCTAATTTCCAAGGTGCGAACTTGGCGTATTACCATTATACATGACAACCCCCGAACTAGATACAGGATTTAAGGTTATCTCCTAGACCATTTTTACAACTTATCCATTGTTGGACGTTTTTTCAATAGGCATCGCTATCCCTATCGTGAGACAGGATTCGTCCCTTACGGGTGTTTTTTGCTAGATAATTTTTATTGCTGTTACCGTATCTAAAATTGGTGGAGCCTGTGGGATTCGAACCCACCACCTATTCAATGCCATTGAATCGCTCTACCAAATGAGCTAAGACCCCGAATTATAATTCAAAACATAGCCAAGATTCTGGATTAATCAAACATTTATCTCGGATTTTTATCCGGTAACGTGTTAATAGTTACTGCTCCAACCTTACCTTTAACGGGAAACATTACCCTCGGCGATTTAGGATTGCACTTAATTTGTGGTGTTAACGAATTAAAGAATCGTATGGTGGACATTGTAACCACTCGTCTCTTGACAACAGCTTCAACTAGCTATACATACGAATCAAAATTCTCCCAATCATCTGTTTTAGTGTCTTGAACTTCCTCTAAATAAAGACTTTACTTTATTCAGCGTTTGAACTTTTGAATTAAATCTCAAAGAACTATAATTACTATACACCAAAATTTTTATATGTCAAGCGTCAATAACTATAAAGACACATTAAACATCATTTTATCTTTTTCATTATATCTTAAAAACATTGTCGGTTTTAGTTTACCTATTAGTCGTTTTTGTCTTAAAATATCTTTTTCTTTTATAGATTTCTTATTATGATACGATTCATCATATTCAAAAATTATATTTCTTTCTTTATCATATCCGTCCAAAGAATATCCTATTACTTGATATTCACCGCCGTTCAAAGCATGTTGTAAATTCCACCCACGTTCTTTGTTTAATTTGTCAATAAATTCACAGGCTTTTGGATTGAAAGATATTTCTCTACCTTGTTTTTTAATTCTTTTTAATGTTGAAATTCTTTTCTTTTCTTTGACTTCATCAGTATCTTTTCTACCTTTAATTTTTTTACTTAATTTTTCTTTATGTTCATCAGAATGAGTTTTACCAAACATAGGATTTTTACTACCTAATTTTGAAATAGAATATTTTTTCTTAATTTCATCAGAAAATTTCCATCCACCACGACATTGATGACAAACTCTATTTTCCTCAATTGCTCGATTCAATGAATCTTTTCTTGAATAATAAATATCCTTATTACATTTTGGACAGAGTTTATGTAATGATAAATCTTTCATTTCTCGAAACCTCTTTGAACTGTCTTAATTCCAGACACACCCAATAAGATTGTGACTACTTCTGGTGGAATTGTTGGGAAAACATAAACGCCGTGAACCAATCCTACGACTGCTCCTGACGCCCAAACTAAAAATACACCAACACCCCACAATAACATGAGACAACGAATGGATGAAATACCACCACTATTATCTTGAATAATGCTTGAAAAATTTAAAGTATTCGAATTTCCACTAATAACCGTCGTTGATGCTACGTTGGTTCCAGAATTTACAACTGGCGCTTGATTAACTTGAATGGGAGCCGAAGGTTGTGAAGTTACCATCTGAACTACTGGCTGTGGAGGTTGTGGCGCCTGAACGAACTGTGACGGTGCCTGAACAAAGCCCGATGGTGGTGGGGCCTGTGAGAAACCTGCTTGTGCCATTGCGTCTGGTGTGTTATCTGTCATGACTATAAATAGTCAGGATAAACAAAAACTGTGGGAAATTGGTGCTACTGGAGGGATTCGAACCCACACGTCCTCATATCGGACACCAAGTTCTCAGCCTGGTCTGGCTTCCAATTACAGCACAGTAGCAAAATGGTACAGATGACAGGACTCGAACCTGTGGTGATAACTCCGTGTAAAGGAGGCGCCGTCGCCGCTGGGCCACATCTGCAAATTGGTCGGAATGCCGGGACTCGAACCCGGAGCCTCCTGCGCCCAAGGCAGGCGGAATACCATTATCCTACATTCCGAAATTAAATGTTATTGTTGGGTTATGGGATAATCTTCATTATGTCTTCATAGACATCCCACTCACTCTCCATCGTTCTAATCAAACTTGTTTGCGCTTGAGCACCTGCGCAGGTGCCAAATCAAGTCTGACAGTGTATCAGCATCGTGAGCCTGCTGACAATAACAAAATTGGCGGTTCCGACCAGATTCGAACTGGTGGCAGTTTTTAGGCTGCGAGAGTTTAGCAGACTCTTGGTTTAATCCATCTCACCCACAGAACCATAATCAATAACTATCATACATCTTTAGTAATGTCAAGATTTTTCTCAACTTTAAACCCTTGGTGTATCAAAATTTCTTTACAAAGTTGTATAAAATCTTCTAAAATCATATCGCCTTTAGCAAAATTTACTTCTTTACAAGTTAATCCTAAATTATCAAAAGAACATCCGCCTCCCCTTGAAACAGGTATTATATGGTCGCATTGATATGTTTTAGGTTGTAATAAATCTATTTTTCTGCCACTTAAATAACAAATTGGATTATTAATTAATTTGTCTTTAAATTCATTAGATGAAAAATTCAAAGATTTTCTTTTTTGTAAACATCGTCTATTTCCATTGACAAAACTAAAATTATCTTTTTTTCTTTTTAAAATTCCAGTAAGTGTTTTCTTATAATTTTTGACACGTAATTTACATTTGTCTTTTTGTCCATCACCACAATGATAAGCAATAGTTCCTTTAGAACAACCGAGAATAGATTTTATTTCGTTGTAGGATTTTCCCTCACTTCGTAATTTAAGTATTTCATTTTTCATGAACATACATATAAACGAGTTCGAATAAACACGAATAAAAATATTCGAACTATTAAATTGGCGGTTGGAGAGGGATTCGAACCCCCGGTGCCCTTTTAAGGGGACACTGCAGTTTTCAAGGCTGCCGCCATAAGCCAGACTCGGCCACCCAACCATATAAATAACTATATCACAGAATTATATTCTGTCAATAAAAATTGGAACCGAGAGCTGGATATGAACCAACATTCACCGTCACCGGTGGTTTTCCTATTAAACTATCGCGGTATCAAATTGGAGCCCGATGTCAGAATCGAACTGACGCTTCTTCGTTACAAGGGAAGAGTGCTACCATTATCACTAAACGGGCAAAATTATCAATCTACAATCCTAAACATGGATTCACGTTCGCTTTTTAAGCGGGCAATTCTATGTTTCTCCATATCTTCTTTTACTGATTCACAATAAGATTCCCTAAACCGCCGGTATTCTTCTTCTGATTTGAAGAGCGGGTCTCCTTTTTGTATTTCTATAATTTGAATCATAAATTTTCACTGTCTTTTCTAGCAATATCATATGAAGACCCTATTTTCTTATATAAATCGTCTGGATGAAAACCATCTTCATTCCAATTACCAAGAGTCATATGATATTGTTCAGCTTTCCAATGACAATCTTCACATAAGGAAATACCATTACTTAGGACATATCCGCCATTTGGCATTTCATGTCGGTCTGTAATGTGATGGGCGTCTAATTTTTCTTTGTTACCACATATTTTACATTTACGACTGTCTCTTTCAAAGACGCCTTCACGAAACAGATTTCTTTTTTGATATTTGTTCATGACTTTTCTCCACTTGTTTCTTAGCTTCCTCAAATGTCACCGAATTTGGTGAGGCGTCAACTGCTGCCTGAACCTTTTTACGAGTTTCTTGTAATTTTTTATCTTGTTTGAGATATCTTTCAACTTCTTCAAGTGCCTTTTCAGACATACTTATACCACCCATCTTGTAACATTCATACAGTTGAAGTAATGCTTGTTTTCTTGACGTTAAAGGTTGATTTAATCTACCTTCAAGGGTGGGCCATTTTGGTTTAGATTCGTCCATATTCAATGATACCACACTTTATAAGAATGTCAAGCGTGGTTGTTCCTCCGGGACTCGAACCCAGACAAAGAGATTCAAAGTCTCTTGTGCTACCATTACACCAAGGAACAGTCTAAAGTGGCGGGATGCACGAGATTCGAACTCGCAAGTCTTTTCCGTGACAGGGAAATGTGTTAGCCAATTACACCAGCACCCCAAAACTATTTTCGTAAACTTTCTTGATGGCATCTTTGCCATTATCTTGTAATTCTCTCGTTCCAATACCTGCAAAATTCTGCGTTAATTTTGGAACATAATCAATTACTTCAAATTCATTCTTGGTAGTGGTAAAGAGAGTCGAACTCTTAAAATCATTATTTTGAGTAATGAATGTCTTCCAGTTGCATCATACCACCGTTATAAATTGGTCAGGAAGTTTGGGTTTGAACCAAAACATTTGCTTTCACAGAGCAAGGTGCTACCGATTACACCACAACCTGATTTAAAATTGGTGAAGATAGTTGGATTTGAACCAAACTTAATAAATTTGAGAAATTTATATGTTAACCAATTACATCATATCTTCAAAATCTATTTTTAATCATATTATCTCTTTTCCATAAAGGTTGAAGATTCTTATAATTAAAACATTCTCTTCTATGTCCTTCTAATGTCATATCAAATTGACAACACGGTTTAATATGGTCAATGTGCCATTCTTTTCCATAGTTTTCCCAAGACATACCATCTTTGAATTGTTTTTCTAAATGAAATTTTAAATCTTCTGTAGAACATCCGATTATTTCACTAAAATGTTCTTTTTTATTTCCATTTTTCAAAGCGTGCCATATACGACTTCTTAAATTTTGTTTAATTCTTACGTTGATATCGTTCCATCTATGAAGTAACATTTGTTTATGTATTTTCTTTTTATTATTTTCATAATATTCTTTTTTCTTTTTATGAATTACATCTTTATTTTTTTCTCTCCAATTTTTACTTCTCTCTTTTTCTTTTAATCTAAAAGCCACATCGGTTTTTCTTTTTTCTTTTATAAGATTGCCAATTATGAGTTTATTTTTTTCATAATACAACTTATTTTTTGCTCTTTTATTTTTTTTGTGTTTTTTGTAATCTTCTTTATCTTTTTCCGATTTACATTGTTTACAATATCTTGAAAGGCCGTTTGAGTTTTCTTTATTTTTGCCAAATAAATCGAATGGTTTAAATGATAAACACTTTACGCATTTTTGATGTAAAATATTATTTATTTCCTTTACTTCATATATTTTAGAATTGTTATTCATATATAATAAATATACGACCATTTCGGATTAATGTAGAAAATAATTGATTACTAGATTTTATATTTAGAAACATAATCGTTCATAGCAATACTTGCTGCGGATGATGCGTTTATACTTCTTACAGAACCATATTGAGGAATATACACAATTTTATCACACAATTTTAATGTCTCTTTTGTTATACCAATTCCTTCTTCTCCTAATATTATTAAAGAATTAATTGGCCAAGAAAAATTATAGATTGACTCGGATTTTTCTACTGAATTCTCCAGTCCAACAAATACAAATTCTTCTTTTAATTTTAATAATTCATCTATATCGGTTAAATGAATCATATCAGTATATAAATGAGTTCCAACGGTGCTTCTCTTATCAAAAGATTTTTTGCCTCCATAATAATACATTTTATTCACACCAAAAGCATTTCCCGAACGAAGAACGCTACCTATCGTAAAATCCCCAACAAAATGTTCCATCAAAACGGAATATGGAAAAGATTTTGATTGTAAATCCGACTTTATCATTTCGGTTGTCCATTTTGTAAATAAATCAGTTTTGTATTTATCTATAATGTTTCTGTTGTCTATTGTATTATTCATAACTTTATTTTTGATTGGCGTTCCATCGGGAAATCGAATCCCGGACTGTTGATTGAAAGTCAACGGTTTTGCCACTAAACTAATGGAACATAAATTGGTAGCCCCGCTCGGAGTCGAACCGAGTTCTACGGAATGAAAGTCCATCATCCTTTCCTATTAGACGACGGGGCCATGAAATCTTCACGGAGTTTGGTGCGGGCCCTCTGACAGAGACATATCATTAAATGATATAACCATCATATTATACATTTCAAGTGTATTTTTTACCTTTTGGGTGTTGCTGCGGACATCTAAATTGTCGGTATAAAGGTTACGAACCCTTCAAGTGGAATATTACTCACTCTCAATGTATCAATATACATCAACCGGTAAATCGTAGTCGAATACGGGACTTGAACCCGCTATTTCCTATGGGTCATCGGTCTTCACCTACCCTATGGCGTTTTCTCCGTTGGTCGGGGCTTAAAGTTGCCCAACTCCAAACTAATTCGGCATAAATTGTGGTGTTATTAGGAGAATTGAACTCGTATTTAAGTCAACCTTTATTAAAGGATGCCATACCGTCCGGCATTACGACACAAATAACACTATAAATTGGTTCCCTCTGACGGAATCGAACCATCATCTTTTCGTTCAAAGCGAATCATAATTGCCATTATACTAAAAGGGAATACTACTACTATTAAAATAAACTGGTGGACGGTGGGGATTCGAACCCCGTCCGAAACTCTGTCAAAGTTTCATGCTTCCATCACAATCTCCGACCATTACAAATTGGCGGGCATAGGGGGAATCGAACCCGCCGACTCTGGATTGACAATCCAATAGGTTGCCATTACTTTATACGCCCGAAAAACTTATACCGTGAGAAGCCGCCGATTCCCTGAAAGGAATGTCTAAGCAACGGTTTACCGTCAAGCACCAGCATTGCGTTGGTCGCTTTCTCACTAGCGTAAAATATTTGAAAGTTCTCCGACTTAAAGAGACGGCTTACTTACAATCCCACTCCAAAAACTAGGTGCTTATTTTTCGTTTAACATACGAGTTTTTTTGAGTTGCTGTTCGCACCTAAATCATTTCACCACCCCATAACACTATGGGCTTTATGTTTTCTTTGTC